CTATCTTATCATATTGCACCGCCTCAACTCCATGTCTAATTGAGCATACATCTTCTGTATTATCCACATTGCACATATTATAACCCTTACTCTCGAATAAGGTTTGATTAGTATTTAAGTCCTCAGGAGTAATGTCTAAGAACTCATCGGCATCACAAACAATAACCCAATCGGTCTGAGCGTGTTTCCATGCGTTATTCTTAATCTTTAAGTAGGTACTATCACTTAACTTATTGCCTGTGTAGTAAGGTATGTAAGTTAGATTAGGAGTTGATAGGCAAATGTTCTTAGTCCCATCGGTTGACTCGTTATCATACACTACTATTTTGCAATCGGGAAACCTATCACGATACCACTTGAAGAAGTGAGGTAAGATAAACTCTTCGTTGTATGTAATTGTTACGATTGTAATCATAAGTCTAATGTACTAATTCTTTTGTTGTCAATCCAAACTGAAAGTAAACGCTCAAGTATAAAGGTGTGAAAGGTATAGTAGTCTAATCCTGTTCTTTCTTTTAATTGCTCAGGGGTTAATCCACTTTGATACTTAGCATCTTTAAACGCTAACTCTGTGTACTTACTATCCATTAATTGAATAGCAGTCTTTAAGAATTCAATATACTCTTTATATACCTTACCTTTAGCAATAAAAAAGTTTCCGTAAATAGTGTGCTTAGGTTCTTTAACTTCTAATCCTAACTCCTTGCATATTACTTTAAACAACTTCATAAATCCTTTATGGTTCTTTTCAGTAAATTCTAAATAAGGTTCAGGTAACGGCTGACAAATATTAATGATGTCGTATCTTTTAAAGTGTCTTTTAACCAATTCATTAAATAAAGTATTCTTTGTGTAACCCGTTTTTTGATTAAACTTCCAACTAAACACACCATAATACTTTTCATCTGTAAAGGACTTTGATAGTTCAATCATAGGGTTATACTCAAATAGGTAAGATTGTTGCTCTATTGAGTTTATATGGCTATTGTCGTACTCTTTTTTAAAGTAGTGATGTTGTCCTTTATCATATACGATTGATGTAACTTCTACATCTATTAAATCTATTGGTGTGAAGTCTATTGTTTTCATATCTTGTTCTTAAAATAATCTTTTAAATATTGTTCGTATTCTCTTACCGCCTTACGAACTTCAAAGTAAGGTAGTTTAATTTGACGCTGAGCCTTTAAAATGTTTCCTTTGTGGGTTATTAAGATGTCGTAAATGTTAGCCCAATACATTCGTTTAAAATCGTTTTTGTCTGCGTTGACTTTCTCGGTCAACTTATCTAATGCAAACTCAAAATACTCCTTATATTCAATTTCGCTTTTTGGATTTTCTATTCCTACTAAACTTAATCCACTTACCATTAAACTATCCTTTTTAATGTTATTCTTAAAACTATTATAAGCACATTGTATTGAGTAAGCTATCATGTTTGTATTCTCTAATTCTGTTTTGTGGATTATTCGCTCGATAACTATTGACCGCAACTCCTCCCAATCTTGTCCGTATAACTTCTTACATACTTTGATAAGGTCGGGTGAATTGTAGATGGTCAATATATTATCATCGGTTAGCACCTATTTTATTTGGCTTTTAATGGCTTGTATATTATCTGACAATAGTTTGCCTACAAATAAATACTTCTTATCCTGTGGCACTTCCTGAGGGGCTAATTCGTTTATCACTGAGTTAGGAATGGTTATCAATACTTGACCTTTCTTATCTATCCAATTCATTGGCTTTCTTCCGCAGTTCTTTTTGTTGTTTACTTTTTTCATCACATTGCAAATCTAATATATTTAATTAATATTTTATAGTATTTTATTAACATTGATTACTCAGTTGTATTCTTACCCTGTTCTTAATCTGATGATACCTTACCCATAACTCAAATGACTTGCACTTTTTAGCTATTGTAGTATTTAACTTAACCACTTCTTTAGGGGTTATTAGTTGTCCGAAAATTGTTGATTCGCTCATAATTGTATTTTACTTATTATTTCGTTGTAATCGTGCCTGAATTGTCTGTCTGTCTTGTGCAAGTCATCAAACTTTTTAAGGGCGTATATCACTGTACTATGGTCTTGGTTACATATAAAGTTTGCTAATACTTTTAAAGATAAAGTTGTATGCTCTGTCATGTACTTATAAAAGAAAAACCTACCTTGCACAAAGTTGCGCTCCCTTGAATGACTTTTAATGTCAATATGATAATAGTCATTGATTGCGTTTAGTAATGTATCTGCTAACATATTATAATCTACAAATACTTTGGCTTTTACTTCCTGTTTAGTATCATCATTGTAATGTAATTGACTTAATGCCTTACGATGTACTCTTGCCTCTTGTAATGCTTTAGTGTAGCTTTGACGATGGAACTCTCTCTTCCTATCTAATTGGCTTATTGTGTGTCTATTGGGTGTCATAATTGTTTTTCTATAAATTGGTGGAATTGTGGATACTGATTTAATCTGTTTTCAAAGTTTGCCTTTTGCACATCGTTTAACTTATACATTTGATTAGGTTCTCCTACATTGTCAAGTATAACTACATCAAGGCTAACTGCTTCAACTTTTACTTTGTTATCTTCTTTGTAGGCTGAAACAAATCCGCTTACCTTGTAGGTCATGTGACCTAATGCACAATGGAGGTCTTTTAGTTCTATTACTTTTGTCATAATTATTTTGTCCATTTGTCAATTTGTTTTTTTGCACCTGAAAGTGTTTTAAAATCTTTTGTTAAATTTGCTGAATAGTTTGAATAGTAAGCAGTGAACCAACCATTAGTACATTCTAAAATTGTTTTGCCTTTGTAAATAATTTCATTTTTCATTTTTGTTTTTCTTAATTGTTGATACAAAGATAGGTTTAGTTTCCATATAAACAAGATATTTTTTAAATTATTTTTAAAATAGTTTACAACCCTAATAAATACAAGCATCTTCACTTATAAATATTTAATCTTTTTTGATATTTTAGCCTCAATTCTACCCTTTTTTCAGTCGTTCGGGGCAACAATTCTTCTTGATTTAGCATTTTTAATTCTAAAATTACACTTTTTGCGTTTTGAATTGCCTCTTTTATTTCCTCTTTTGTTATATGTAATGTCGGATATTTCCGTTTTTGTTCTAAATATAAGTCGTATAAGTTGAGTTTTTCCAACATTTCACGATACTCCAATAGGTTTCCACTTAGATGTTGGTTGTCGTGGACTGATTGAGAATACATATTGAATAAATTAAATTGAAGTGCAGGATTAGAACCTCTTGAGGCCATATGGCCACATTCGTCTGTATCTTTATAAGGTCGCCCACTACTTATGCAATTACAACCTTTATCTATTAACCTTACAATCAAGTTTACCTGTGCCTGTAATATCTTTTTCCAATAACTTAAATTCTCTAAATCCTTTAATTTAGCTTTGTTTTCTTTTCTCTTATTGTTTGCCTCTGTCATCTTTACTTTTGGTAGGTGTATCTTTGAGTATTCAATACTACATTTGTAATCGCAGACCATTTGAAGTGGCTTAATCGGGGTGTATTTAGTCTTACATACTTTGCAAAGTTTTGGTTTCATTAGAATAGTTTAGGTTGCATATTATTTAACATCTTAGTTTTTGCAAGTTTAAAAAAATCTTTCTTAATTTCAAACCCATAAGCCTTTCTGTTTTTTTGTATCGCTGCCCTTAATGTTGAACCACTACCTGCACAAGGGTCTATAACTACATCACCCTTATCTGTAAATATTTCAATTATGTTTTCTAATACTTTGATTGGTTTTTGAGTAGGGTGTATTTTTTCGGTTTCACTATCTCTTACCCAATCCATGCAATTAAAAACCATTTTACCATTATTATTAAACTTTGGCAATTTATCACGATAAAGAATTACGGCATACTCACAATTACCAACTACTCTCATATTTGCTTTTAATACTTGTGCGCTAAAGTTTTTTCTAAAGACTAAATTGATATAGTTATTTAATCCGTATTTTTTAGCCTTTTCTATTAACTCAAATTGTTGGTCAAATGCGCAAAATACAATCATACAAGGTGCTTTGCCTGTTTCTTTTGGTTCTTTCATTAACATAGTTGAGCAAAAATGTAAAAACTCACTAATTCTAAAGTTTTTATCTGTATCAAAAAACTCTGTCCCTGCTAATTCACTCTCACCATTTTTATTATCTCCACCCTCATACCAACTTGGATTTGAGGCGTAAGCATTATTACCTAAATTATAAGGTATATCTGCTATTATTAATTGCGCTTTTGGGATATTGTAACGCTTGTAATTTTGGAAATGGTCATTATATAACTCAGGTCTAAATTCAAATTGTTGTTTTTTTATTGTATTCATATTTTTATTCTGTATAACTATCTTGTAACTGACTCATCAAATCCTCATTCGCTAATTCTGCAACTTCCTCAAATAGTAAACTATCGGCTAAGAAAGGTATTTGCATCTCTAACTTAGTGACTTTATTACTTTGCTTGTAAACTTCTAATGTAGTTACTACTTTGACTATCTCTGCCATTGGTTGCCCATCGTCATCTTTGCCCCTTGTGTAGTAAATCTCGCAATCCATTTCGATGCAGTCGATAAATTGTTCTGTTAAGTATATTGTTTTTTTCATGTTTGCAAATATATTATTTATTTTTTAAATTCCAAATTAAATTTTACTTTTTACATGGTCAATAAAAAGTTCTAGTTTACTTGCATAGTAATTCTCAAAGTCTGCAAATCCCTCGTCTTTACTTTTCCATGCTACAAATAAAACCGCCCTTAATCTTTGGGACTTTGACTTTATATTTTCAAAGTCTGTCTTGATGTCCTTAATCAACTCCAATTCATTAGATACAAATGGTTCGTTCTTAATTGCTAAGTAACAATGATTATTTGCTATTGAGAATAACTGCCCCATCTTATCGGGTGTTTCCTCATTAGTCCCGAAAGATAAGACTATTGTCCTATCTTTTCGGGTTTTAATGTTTTCTAAAATACCACTTAATAATATCATCTTACTTCTATTATTGTTTTACTTGATTTGATTGGCGGGTTTACTGATATGATGTCCCCTGTTTCATTATCTACTATTGTCATTGGTGCTTTAATAGTTTTCAATGTGGTTTCAATATCTTTCTTTTGTTTTATAATTTCGTTTTCTTTTTCTGATAACTCAATCCATTTAGGGTGGTTGCAATTACTAAAGTCATACTTTGCCCCTGCCTCCTTTTTCATGTAGGTAAAACCAAATGCCTCATTATAAATGTTATCAGCATCTAAATTTTGAGCGTTTAAGTCTTTCAACTCTGTTAAATTCTTAATCAATTTAGTTAATGCACCATGCAACCATTGGGTTTCTATTGAACCCTCTTGAACTTCTAAGGTTAATTGATTAGTAAAGCTATCAATAGTCTGTCTATCGTTTGCTATTTGTTTTAAAAATGATACTGCAGTTTCCATATTAAATGATGTTAAAATTTGATTTTAATTGTGCCTCTACTTCCTTACTTACTTTGTACTTTGTTCTAATAATCTTAAGTGTAAACTTACTGCCATCGGCAATAGCCTTTTCAATCTCTAAACATTTACTTGTTTTCTTACCTTGTTTGTCAAATAGGTTTAACCATTCGCTTGGTTCGGTTGTACTAGAAGGTGTACTTGATGCGGTGTTAGCATCGTCATCTTCTGCCTCAAGTCCTAACAATGATTGCAAAGTATATCGTCTAAAATAAGTTATCTCAGAACCTTTTTGCTGTGCGTTTAAATTTGCGGTCAACTCCAATTCACTTTCTGCAATTACTTTGCCTGTTTCAATGTCTATGATTTGGCTTATCACTTTGCCCTCTCTTATCGGTTGTAAGAGCATCAATCCATTTTCTGATAGGATTGGCTTAACATCATACAATAGTGAGTTAATGTCAAAGTATTTGTTTTTAAAATGAGGATTAACACTATCCTTAGTAATAG